GAGAAGTATATTCTGAAACGGAGTGGAATCCACAAAAATCAATCAAGTTGTTGCCGTTTGTTACCGAATCAAAAGATGTTTCGGCATACAAACAATTAAAAACAATAACAGTGCAAACACAAACACCACAATCATATACTCCAATTGTAAATCAGAACGATCGCGTTGCTGGATTTATAACTAGATATTTCATTAAAAAAACAAATGAATCTAAGATTATAGAAATAGATTTACAACAATATAATGCATATTTAGCTAAACGAATTGATAAAAATTTATATCAAACCATTGCAATAAAATGGATCATAACCGGGACACTTGAAACTCAATATAGAAATGGCGTAGAACTACCTAGTGTGATGCAACAAAATTTAAATGCAATACGTGTAGCTCAAGAAACTATGTCCGGAATAAATATAGTATTGTCAAATCCAATTCAATTTTATTCTGATGTTGATATCGTTGTACCTAAAGACATCAACGGCTTGGATTCTTAACATTTTTTTCTTATTATTCATATATGATTGTGGATACTATAGAAGATGCTCGTGGTACTTTGAACTATGTTCGTGGTCGCAAAACATTGCTAGTTCCCATATTCTGTAGTCCCACACAACATGTTGCAGTAAATACGCTATGTGCTGTATACATTTATACAGAAGATGCCGTAGAACGCATAATTCCATTTCGTCATTCTGAACAACTAAGGGGCTTTACTGAGCTTGTCCCGGAGTTTTTGGCATTAGAGAATATCTTTGTTCATGACAAGAAGCAATGGCTACAAACGGGAGGTAATGCTGCCGTATGGGATGTTAAGACATTGTGGTGGTATACATATTCCGAAGCATATGATGAATCGCATTATCCAACTGCAGCACATCGTTTCTATTGGCGCCGACACACAAACTTACCTGCAGTTAATAGTATCGTTCCATTACAGCAACATTTAGCAATGTGCCAAAAGATTCGACACTATGCTTGGCCAATGTGTGTTAATGCAGAATTATCAGAATCATATTTGCAGTTTAATGCAACCTATCCGCAAGTATTTGCAGAAATTGAATCTGCGGGTTTAGCAGTTACTGATGAGTTTCGTATGCCAGAATTGATTCACCGTGAACGAGTATATTCACAATACAATTATCATACAGTAACAGGTCGACCTAGTAATGCATTTGGCGGTTTCAATTTTGCAGCAATGAACAAAGAAGATGGTACCAGAGCAGCATTTTGTAGTCGCTTTGAACAAGGAGCGTTGGTTGAAATGGATTTCGATTCATATCATGTTAGATTGATTGCAACGGCTATTGGATACGAATTGCCCGCATCATCTATACATGATTATTTGGGTAGATTCTATTTTGATACAGATGCATTAACAGAAGAACAACGTGCAGAAAGCAAAGCCATAACGTTTCGATTGCTTTACGGAGGAATTGATTCTGAGTTTTTGTCAATACCATTTTTTCGCAAAGTAAATGATTTTGTGTACACATTATGGGATAAATGGAAACGTGCAGGATGTATTTATACACCTATCACAAAACGTAGTATATGCAAAGATGCAGTGCAAAACATGACAGCATTTAAATTGTTTAACTACTATTTACAGGCCATCGAAACCGAAGTATCAGTACGCAAATTGCAACAAGTACAAGACTTATTACAAGATTATGAAAGTTGCATAGTATTATATACATATGACTCTGTGCTATTTGATATGAATTATGAAGAAGCACGAGAATTGCTTCCTGCTATCAAGAACATGTTAGAACAAGGAAATTTGCCGGTAAAATGTAAAGTCGGCGATATTTATGATAAAATGAAAACTATCTCATTATGACTATAGATTCGATATTAACAGAATGGAGTTATAGATTACCAAAAGGTTATCCAACTAAATCTAAGGACTATGAACTGTTATATCATGTTATTTTGGAAATGACTGATTTAACGCCGTTAGAAGCACGAGTTGTTGTTAATCGAGCACAGGGCATAATAACAGAACAGACAGATTTTTCGCAATTAAATTTATCGGATGATCTAACTCAACAAATACAAGATCGTTACGACAGTTTATCTCCTCAAGAACAAGAACAATTTAATAAAAATTATCGGCAACATTCTGTTGAGTCATATATGTCTAGCGGATATCGAGCCTTTGCTAAGTTTTATGATATTTTACCTACCGGAAAATCTGCTGCAGGAATGGGTAAAGGTGAAATTCAAATATTATTAGCAGTAGCCGATTCGCAACCCGGTGGAACGATGTCACATGATATTATTATGCCTGGCGGAGAATGGGAAGTTAAAGAAATCGGCAAATTACCCAGACTAACAAAATCTGGAGAAATGGGTAAAGCTCCAGAAGGAAAAACATTTCGTCCTGCAAAATCTGGAATGCCTGTTGATGGCGATTTATTAACACAAACCGTAAACTTTTTCAATGATATCGTAAAGCCATTAGCAAATATGGGAGATTCATTTGAAGAATTAAAAGATTTAGTAGATCCGCATTCCTGGAAACAATTGAATGAATTAATTCAAGTGCTAGAAAGAATTTTTATTCCATTACAAGATAATATTGCAAATACGGAAATAAGTTATAAAAGTGGTTGGTCTCAAATGCACAAAGGTTGGGAGTTAATTCATGATATTTTGTGGAAAACAGACTTAGACACAGATGTTCGAGATACGAGATTAACAATAAAAACGGGTAATCAATCGGCATCATATTGGATAACCGCTGAAGATTTTGAAAAAATTCAACAAGGTGCTGGAGATCAAATCGAAGTTTCTATTAAAATAGGTCAACAAATTACCAACGAAACAAATAATGCAGCAATATGGTTTAACAAACTAAAACATAATGAGTTAGTTAAAAATCCAAACTATATGATTCAATTATTAAATTCTACGAAAAATAAATTCTTTGATGGAATTTTAGGATTAATTGCATATGATGTAAATAATCCAGGTATTCCAATTGTAACAACATCATCTGATTGGGCTATTATTGGATTATCTCAAGGAATGTGGGTATTTGGATTAAAATCAGTATATCCTAAATATGAATTTATACAACAACAAACGTAAGGACGAGGAAGAGTGAAAACACAACTACTTTGCACATTTGCACATAAGTCAGATTTAAACATAGTATCAGATTACATACAACAAAGCTATACCATACCAGAACGCAGAATCTTTGTATTTGCTAATGCAGAAGCTACAGACAATTTATATTGCACATACAATGCAGATGCAGGAACACAACGGGGACAGAATACAATTAGCATTCACCGCAAAAAAGAAACCAATACTTTGTATACTGTTAATGCACTTAATGAAGTTATTCGCGTTGTTAATAACGGCGTATTAGACAAATCATATCGATTAGATTGGACCAAATATCAAAATTCTTTTATCCTAACAGATGATGCAGGATACCGAGTAATTGATTTGATCTTTTTTAAGAAAATTGTTTGGAACTGATATTTATAATATATAGGAAACATGATGATAAAACTAAAAAACATTTTAACTGGCAATATGCGTCGATTCGGAACTAAGAATCTAAACGAAACTAATTTACAAGATTTGGAAAACAAATTAGGATTTGATTCGGGTGCTAATCGCGATCCTAGAACGGGTAATTTAATAGATACCGATTCTAATAACAACGGATATCCAGATGAAACCGAAGGATCGGTTGATAGTCTAATGATTTTATTTTCTGGCACTGATAACTTTATGGATAGAATTGCCGTTAATGTATTTAAGAAATATGGTTTTGATAAAACTTTAATTAATCGTTCATATGATCCAAATGATGGAATTGTAGAATTTAAAGTAGCTTTATCAAGTGAAATGGCAGATAAAATTAGCAATGAATTAGAACGTGCAGATAGAGGTACCGGCGATTATGGCGGTTATATCATAATTAAAAAATAAAAAACTTAACAATTAACTTTGAATTAACCCATTTATTAATTATAATTAATAAGTAAACAAATATATTATTAACCAATTAAAGAAAAGGAATTAAACAATGGCCTTGAATTTAGATGCTATCAAAGCAAAACTCAATCAGTTAAACAAATCTGATGACAAAAAACAAAATTTGTGGAAACCTGAATCAGGTAAAACGCGAGTAAGAATTGTACCTTACGTTCATCGCAAAGAAAATCCGTTTTTAGAATTGTATTTTCATTATGACATCGGAAAGAAATCCATGTTATCTCCAATTACATTTGGCAATGCAGATCCAATCGTAGAATTTGCAGACAAACTTAAAAAGACCGGAGATAAAGAAGATTGGTTAATGGGTCGTAAGATTGAACCTAAAATGCGTACCTATGTTCCCGTAATCATTCGTGGTAAGGAATCTGAAGGTGTTAAATTTTGGGGATTTGGTAAAACAATCTATACGGAATTGCTTTCAATCATTTCAGATCCAGATTATGGCGACATTACGGATTTGATGAATGGTCGTGATATTGATGTAGAATTTACACCAGCAGAAGGCGGAGCTTATCCAAAGACTGCAATTCGTGTTAAGCCAAATACACAACCTGCAACCGAAGACAAAGAGATTGCACAAAAAATCATGAATCAACCTGAGATTACTGATTTGTTTCCAGAACCATCTTATGACGAATTAGAAAAAGCATTAGCAGAATGGATGAATCCAGAAAATGCAGATTCAGATGTTGATTCAGATGATGAAGAAGAAGCTCCAGCACCAGCAAAGGCCGCTAAACCAGCTGCAACTAAAAAAGTTGATGATGTTGCTTCTGCATTTGATGATTTATTCAACAACTAATAGTGAGGTTATAAAATGGCAAAGAGTAAAAGTAAACTGGAAATAGAAGATGCTCTAGCATCAACATTGGCAGAAAGTATCAACAAGCAATTTAAAGGTCAAGCACTTAAAACTGCATTCTTTTTAGATGGCGACGAAGATGCTCCAAGCAATGTAACAGAGTGGGTATCATCTGGTTGCTCGATGCTCGATTTAGCAATTTCAAATCGCGCCCATGGAGGTTTTCCCGTTGGGCGCATCACTGAAATTACCGGATTGGAAGCATCTGGTAAATCGTTGTTAGCTGCACACACATTAGCAGAAACGCAAAAGAAAGGTGGATTGGCAGTATATATTGATACAGAAGCCGC